CGAGTACGATAGTTATACCAATCACTCATCAATGCTTCATCGTTGTAAACTTCAGGGTTAATCATTGTTATCTCCTTGCTGTTGATTTATCTTAGTTGATGTTGTGTATTCTATACCTAAGTTATCGGCTTGTCAACTAGTTTCTTTAGTGTTTATTTAACTTTCCCTGCTAAAAGTGAAAAGTTACGGATTCCCTATTATATACATATATTTAGTTGAGTGCTACCACGAAAATAAATTTGAAGTTACACTCTTTGATATATTAATAAACAACGGGAGGAAAGGAACCGTTCGAATCAAGAACACAGAAACCGGTAATATACCCGATCAAAGACATTCTACGATGATAGAATCTATTGGAGCTTCCTGTTAAAGTAACTGTAACTAGGTCATATATCACTACTATCACATCAAAATAGTAGCTTCAACAGTAGCTTCAACAGTCACCAGATAATCTCACCAAAATAGACGCCTCCCCCACACAAGGTCAAGCCGTATGATAAATAGAGTAATACTAAGTACTAAGAGTAATAATAGCAGTACTGCGGAGGAGGATGATTTCTACATTTGGTCTCTGTAGGTACCAGATCAGTTCGGTAGAATAGTTCGGAAGAAGGTTCGGTAGAATAATTCAGTAGAACTAATACCCCAAGATCATTGAGAATCACTCAGCTTGCAGCATCATTGTCGGAGGAAATAAGAAGAGGGCCATAGGGGGGGAAAGGAGAGCAGGGCGGGCGGGGAGGCCCCTCGGAATTATACAACATTTTTGATTCCAAAGAATTTGGGAGCTGCAGGACTACTACAGAAGGGCTACATGACTACTGATGGAGAGTGTGGGCTATGAGAAGCCCCAGCCTGCCGTAGGTAGGTCTGCTGAAAGCAGATAGAATCGCTATAGATGAGGTATTACTAAACGAGCTATAGAAAGGTATTACTGGAGGAAGAAAGCCCCTAGAATCGAATCCTAGTCAATTCTGAGGGGCTTTATCTGCTGGAAGCAGACCTGCCGTAGGCAGGCTAGGGGTGTTGCTTAGAGAAATACTATAGAAATACTATAGGAAGACACCTGTTAAGGATGAGCTGGCGTTCTTGACGTCATTCACCCGCTTATTAATCTCGCTCGGAGTGAACGGACCAGGTTTCTGTTTGTTACGAGCATCTCCTTGTCTGTAATAACTAGTGGCAGAGAGGCACTTATTCAGTGCTCTAGTTAAACGAGACACCGTGGAGTTGACTGGTGAAGGAGAAGCCTTGAGTGTAGGTTCAAAGTCAGTCCCCCAAGTACTTCCTACAGCCTGTATGGTATTCATAGACTCATCAATGAACACAGGCTGCGTTGATGAAATGAAGTGGAATGTGGAGACTACGTTAGGCGCGGTCTCAAGTTGAGTCTTACCATTCATCACCTGCTCGATCATACTAACCGGGAATGCTCCTGCAACTACAGATAAGAAGTTAATCCCACTACCAAGTCGAAGTGGACGATCTAAAGTAATTCTATCCCCTAAAACAAGGTCAACTAGGGTTGTCGGACTACCTAAATTGATATCACCAGACTTATATATAGGCTGTCCTAGCATAGCGAAGGTTATATACCCTGAAGACGGGGTAGCCCTGTTTATATGGATACCTAATATAAACTCTGTGGGATTACCTATCGTAGACGCGACTACCCCAGCGTTGTTAAAGTCTGTACCACTCGGCCTGTTTACTACTAAATTACCTGAACCAGCAACGAACACTTGGAGGGTTACATCTCCGGCCCATGCGATAAGCCCCTGGTTACTTCCTGAAGGGTGGGCTTCTATCCGACCACCAAGTAATATAGTTACCTCCGGTGTATCCGGTAGAGTGTAACTAGGTGTTTTGAAGTAATTCGTAGTATTAGTTGTTCCCATCAATATCATTGTTATTCCCCCATATTGTCCTCCTTCCATCCCCTTAAGTAAGAGGATGGTATAACTCTGGACTGGATTTATTAGGTGTTAAGTATTCACTGCTGTAATGGCGCTAGTCACTTTAGTTATTTGGGCATCCATCTGAGCTGGAGTGAATCTACCAGGCTTGTCCTTATCCTTAGCTGACCCATCATTGAACTGGCGGAGCATGGTTTCAAGGATGAAGACTTCTTTGTAGAGCGTTACTAGTTCTGAATTCGTGGCGGTACCTGAAGCAATAGTCATTTACTTTCTCCTGTTAGAGTTTCTTTGCACTGGTTATAAGTCACTGCCAGCTCAGTGTATTGCACTACTAAATCTATATATTCATCAACAATACCCCTGGAAGGCTCTAGGATCGCTTTAGGCGTCTCCAAGCAGGCTTGAGGTATTACTGGGTTACCTAAACTGTTTATTGGCTTCTTTGGTGATCCTGCGCAGCCTGTCAAGGCACTCACTAGGACAAGCAGAACTATCCCCGATAGAGTTAGCTCCAGTGCCATCAGCCAGTCGTCTTTCTTCATTGATTACTCCCTGTAGTGTTGATAGCTTGGAATCTAGCTCCTCCCTGTTCTTCTTGTTAACCTTCCCGAGATTCTCTACAGCATCTTTATAGACTTTAAGCTGGGACTCTAAAGATTGGGAATGTGCCTGTAACTCACTACGATTCGATTCTAGGGCCTTTATGTCACTCTTGAGTACCTTTATATACCCTACAGTGAGAAACACGCTTAAAACGCATCCTAGAGCCCCGAGGATATACCACTTAATTTTGCTCCCAGTAAACACAGCCTGTACTAAACCTAGCAGCATTCCTTAGACTCCTATTGTATACTCCTCTATTGAACTTACCATCAACCAGTCTCCACCTGGGGAACTGGTCTACAGCTCCTTTACAATCACCAGAGTTAATTTTCTTCAGGAGGGTAGAAGACCTGAACCTACCTTCCCCATATTGGTGAACGAAGTCATGAAGGGCGTCGTACTGCTCCTGAGTCAGTTCCACCTTGATATACTTCTTCAAGACCCTGTCTGCATCATCAGTGTGTCTCTTGAGCAGCTCATTGCACTGCTCTACAGTGGCGGTTTTTAATCCGGTACCGGTACTTCCGTAACAGATCGTTGCTACTCCAGCCTGATCATAATACTGAGTGGTACGTAGACCCTCATTCTGCTTGATGGTGTCTAATCCCATAGGTGACAGTGATAACACTGCTACCATAGACATGATACCGGTTCCAGCAATGAGTTTAGATTTATTGACCATTGTTACTCCTTATGAATAACAACACCAGGGGATTTCTCCTTCAATTCCAATTCCTTGGCTTTGTAATACCAGTTAAGGAAGAAAGTACCCACCCCAACCAGTATACCAACTATGATCCCCCAATCTTGTAATGTCATGCTTCCTATAACTGCCGCTATACCCCCTAGGTAGGCATTTATACTCGAATGCTTCTCCATAATTTCCTCATTAATTGAATAACCTCAATTTAGATAGAGTTCCCCTACCCCTAGGTTTCCTGGTATTCTTATACCCCATAGGATTCTCTAAATACTCCCTCATTGCTGCTTGTTTTCTGGCCTCTGCTACTGCATCCTCTTCTATATCCAGATCGAACTTAAGCTCCCTTACTACCATACTCACCGCCTCTAATACGTCGTCATGGTTGAGGGATCCTCTGTCGGTAGTGATTGAGCTTAACTGGTACCATAGACTATACTCTGTCCTCTTATCTGAGGAGTGTTGCTTCAGGTACTTCCTGTCAGAATCGAATACTTGCTGGTGAACTATTACTCTATGCCTCTGCATAGGTGATACCAGACTCTCTATGATACGCTTCTCTTTCTGGCCGGTAGCGTACTTACCTTCAACACATCCTGCTAGATGGGATACTCTGTCATCGGCCTGTAGCACCGCTCTTAGGTTGATCTCAAATAAACCATGCCCCATATTACTTTCTACTACTATACGGGTAACCTTATTCCGGATCATGATCTGCTTCAGCTCTTCCTCATTCTTGTCGTTATACCCACCCATCAATCCACCAGCATCTAGGATATGGATATAAGGCCCAACAGAGGTCCCTACAGCGAAGCCTAAGGCGTCTTGTCCAGACATCGCAGGATCAATACACATCACCACCTCAGTAGGTTTAACCATAGCACACTGAAGATTGGAGGCGTAGTACATAGTTGCTAAAGGCACAGGGAAGTCACTCCCTAATGGAACCTGGTTAGCAGGGCTGCTCTGGTATTGAACCACTTCCGGTAATACATCACATCCGAAGTTAGCTACTACCAGGTCACTCAACTTAAGCTGCATTCGTATCTCATCACTGAGAGTACTATCCAGCATGAACTGTAATTGAAACTTCTCTGGGCCCTGATCCACATAGGTTTCAATAAGCTTCTGCTCAGTCAGCATAACTGGATCAGTAGGTTTACCCTGTGTGCCGGTAAGCCCATACCCTGTTCTGTTATCCGGATTCAGCATCATTTGCTGAACATAAGGAGCTATCCTACCCATATAGCGGTCTTCCTCCTCAAAGGTAGGCACCCTAGAAGGCCAGATGCGAATCTCCACCCCACGGTTAGGAAGTGTGTTATAAACAGAGTCCTTCGATTGCGGGGTGCCGATGTACATTATATCCCCATCCCTACAGATGGATGTGAACTCCTGAGTAGCCGCCTTTATGGAATCCCTCTTCCCCGCTGTATCTGAGTTAGCCTCAGCCTCGATATCATCACTGCACAAGAAGTCAGCACGGTTACCAGTGATACCACCAGTGATACTCCCTATAGACATAGATGGGGACTTATTAACCCCCTTAAGGGCATAGTGGATATCAAAGGCTGCTGTAGATACTCGATCCCCTGCATTCCTATCCGGCTGCATATACTCCAGTATGTCCCACTGTAGAAGGAGCTGCTTCATACCAGTAGCCACCTGCATTGACAGGGACTCCTTACTGGTAACCACGAATATGATTGTAGAGGGTCTCTGTACCAATCTCCATAGACAATAGATGTAGGCTAAGGTACTCTTAGCCTCCCCCCTACCGGCCATTATCATCCTAAACTTAGGCCCATTAGCTATGTAGTCAGCTATATCCAATTGCATAGGGGATATATTAAACCCCATGAACTTGATAGCATCAGTAGCGAATAACTTGAAGTCACTGTAATGCTCAGCGATTATATCAGCGTGTTTGAATCTTGTTTGTAAATCCATCCTAGCTCCTCTTAGTAACAATACCTCCGAAAAGCTCTATCATCGCATCCTAGAGCTTTTCTCTCAGTTTAGCTAGGTTACCCTCAGCTAAGTCCACTACGTTGCTTCCTGCGCTTCTACGTGCCTTCTGTGATTCCCTTAATCGATCACGTAGTTCGTTCAGGTCATCTGCATCTTTAGGGTCGGAAGTAATGTTGTTATGCTTCAGTAATGCAATGGCTGCATTCATAGTGGCTGCATCCGTAGGGAGGAAGCCTGCTTCACTTTCTAAATCCTCCTTAAACCTCGTAGTAAGAGACTTAATTAAAAGTTTCTTTAGCAGGTGGAGGTCGTCTAACTCACTCATAAACTGTTCTCCAAATCAGTTACTCTATCTTCTAACTCTTTGATAGTGGATTGTAGATTCTGAACACTCTCCATCAGCTCTTGTATACCCTTAGTGAGCAGAGGTACTATCCGTGAGTAATCTACCTGTTGGTATGCCGGATTACCTTCTTCATCTACAGCGTCTTTTTCACCAGTAACAGCTAGGGGCACTACTTCAGCTAACTCATGTGCAATAAATCCTTCTCCAGCACTACCATCAGATTTCCATTTATAGGTTACTGGATTAGCTGCCATGATTTTGTCAAGAGCACCTTCCATAGGCAGTACTTGTTCTTTGAGGCGATAATCTGAAGTAGTGTTGAATGCCACCGAGGACGAGGAAGCTGCTGATATGCTACCCGCTAAATTACCATTATAATAACAAGAGTAGTAGGGGGACCCAGCAGAGGAGCTGGCATGATAGCAACGTACCTCACTAGCGGTACCTCCACCCGCCGCATATCTAAGAAAAGTCGCACCAACGTTAGTTCCTACGTTAAAGTCAATCTGATACCCGCTAGAGTGTAGTTTGACAACGTTAGAGATTGTACCATTAGTACTAATAATATCGAAGGTTCCGCCGGAAGTTGCATTCCTAATTATTCGAGCATCATAGTCTGTACCATCACGACTATGGAAGTCTATGAAAGAGTTCCTACTCCCTGATCCATTGTAGTTAAGTTCAATATTAGCAGGGGAAGCCGCCATAACATCACTACTACTTGGGGCCGATCCTCCGCTATATATACTGAAGTCAGCATTCGTCCATGCTCTTCTCCAGCTTCCCCACGTTGAAGAAGCCCTACCTCTGAAGAATGCCTCTCCAGCATCATTGACTACTACCTGAGCGCCATTCGTTCCTGCGGCCCTGTGCCATAGTATCGGGTTAGTTCCACCTGGGTTGCCTGTAGGGTTACTTCCCGCATAGAATACACCTGCCCCAGAGGTAACATTGAAGCTACCACCTAACGCTGTCGTTGATCCGTTGGCACCTATTCCAAACGCACCTCCATTAACATCGCCTGTAGTGATTGTCGTAGGAGATGTTGCACTCACGATAGCTATCTGACCAACTACAGGAGAACCTCCACTCTGCACATTCCCAGGCTCTCCTTTATCTCCTCTAGGGATGGTAAGACCTAACACTTGAGAACCAGCAGGGCCGGTTATGTTAGCTGCTGCACTTGATCCTGGGGCACCTGTGGTTACTGTACCTATGGTTAAGCGGGAAGCATTGGAGGCATCAATTACAGCCTGCTCTGCGTCATCCTTGAAGCCCTCCGCCTCGTTCCTGAACCCTTGCGCTTCATTCCTATAGGTAAGGGCAGTGTTACGGTAGCCTAAAGCATCACTAGCTGAAATGGAAGCGTTATTCGCTTGTGTGGTAGCAATTCCCGCTTGAGTAGTAGCAGTAGTAGCTGACGACTGAGCAGTATTCTTGAAGCCCTCTGCTTGATCACGATAAGCTAATGCTTGATTACGGTATCCTTCAGCTTCATCCTTAGCTACATGCGCTCCTAACGCGTCAGCCTTGTACTGACCGAGAGATACTGCCTGATTATCCAGGGTTGCTGTACCTAGGTTATTTATCTGGAAACCGTGCATATCAATATCAGAGTAGAAATCCCCAGAGAGGTTAGTCTCTTTCGCTTCCTGTACGATATGCAATACCTGCCTCAAGTCCTCGTCTAAAGTCTTAGCAGTGAATGCTGCTCCTGCTGAGAAGGTATGCCTTAAATCGGATGCGTCGGTCAATCGTGCTATGAGCACAGTTATCCCATTAGGTACCTTGGGGGTAAACTTGATCTGATTAGTATCCCCTACCCATGCCCATGTACTCGATGGTATCGAGTCGAAGTAAACACTGATTTCTGATCTATCGAGATAGTTGAACGAGATAGAGACAAACTCCAGATTCCCATCACTGACTATCGTCATGTTGCTTAATGCCATACAATACCTCCAGAAGCCTCTAGGAATTGATTTTAGAGGGTTTATAGGTTAGTTGAGGGGTTAGTATACCATAGAGTACAATAACCCCTAGAATAGTAGTATAATCAATCCTCGGATTCTCTCACACGCTTAGCTACTCCAGACATGAAAGGCAAGGCTGATATGAGTGGGATCATTTGCATTAGAGTACCACCTGTCTTGGATACATCTCCTGACATAGCTTCTGGGATTGATCTAGCTAAATTACTTGCTCTGTTAAGAGGTATCCCAACTGATGAAAACCAGGAACCAGATCCACCAGTAGCCACACCGGCTATCTCAGTCAATAAACCTAGAGTACCTAAGTAACTCACTGCATCCGTTATCAGTTCCTCGTTAGACTTCTTCTCACCCGCCATAGCCGCTCTAGCAGATACAGCCATATAGGTTAATGGTATTTGGTACAACAGCATCATGCCTACTGCACTAGCTCCGTCCCTTTTCAGTGATCCAGCCAGTAATTTATTATGGGCAGTCATTACGAAATCTTTATACATGAACAGAGTCTTACCTACCGGGGAGAACAGTATCCATGATGGCTTATCCCCCATTCTACCTCGTAACACAGCTTCATCCATCATCTTGGAGAACACAGTATTAGCTTTTAGCCAATTAGCATCTGCCCACTTATCCACCTGCATACCATGCTTCTTGACTTCCTCCCTAATACCTGCCATGATCTCATCGGTCATTCCGTACTTTGATAACTGAGTAAGGGATTTGGAGTTACCTTTAACTGCTGACTCCACTAACTCCTGCATAAGATTTCCTGCTATCCTTGCCTGATGCTTATGGATGTATTTCATTCCATTGAACAGAGGAAGGTTATGGTTAGCAGCTTGTGCAGCCAATTGGAAGCCAGAGGTAGTACTCATAGCAAAGCCATCCTCAAACTTAGCCAGATACGGACGCATCCTGATACTCTGTGAACTCTGATCCGACAAGACCCTCGCTAATGTGCCAGCGTCTGTAGTGTTGGGGCGGAGTAACTTCCTTATACCCGGCAGCTCTTGTATAACGTACTTGATGGTATTAGCCAATCCGAACTTTACTGCTGCTGTACTGTACTCTGTTAACTGCCATAGTCCAGAGCCACCTAAGGTTATCAACCTGTTGTAGCTATTCAACCCCCTAAGCATCTCAGGAACATTCCCACCTGCTGGGAGTCCCTTTAAACTCTTGATAGTTTCATCAAATAGTTCAGCAGCTTGCTCCCTCTTCTTAGGATCCGCTATACTGTGCAGTAAATCAGTCCTCATCTTCAGTATAGCATTCTGATCTTTAATCCCAGCCGATGCAAATCCAATATCAGTGCTTACATGTTGTAAGTAATTATCCACATTGGTAGTGATTCGTGTATCTACCAGGTCCATGTACGTTACTTTCTTATCACCTAGAGTGATGGACACATCAGCATCAAGATCGATTCTATTCTTCAGGAAAGATGACTTACCAGTCTCTCCTACTGATCCAGCCAATGCCTCCAAGGCTTCGTCTATCTTGTCTTTTGGTACACCTGCTGACTTCATAGCATCCCGCATACTCTCAGCCCATCCTGCCCCATACAGCCCCTCATTGCTGAGTACATCTTCGAAGTAACCTTTCTTCAATGTACGATCGATAATGGATTTCCCTGTACGTAATGCTACCTTAGCCCCTATCTGCGGATTTACTTTCAACATAGCAGCAGCAATCACCTTACTGAGGCTATTTATAGCTTTTCGCTCAGTCGCTCCACCTTTAATGAGATCATCTATCTTAGCCTGTATCTTAGTGCTATCCCACACTCTACGGATATAACCCGGATTCTTAGCTATCTTCTCAGTGCCTACTACACCTGCTGCCCTACTCAATTCCAGTACCTTAGAATGCAGCTCAGCCAGGGAATCTGCTATCCCACTTACTTTCTTAGAGATGTTAGGGTTAGTGAAGTCTGTAACACCCTGGCGGGCTAGCGATTCCCGCCTTGCCATCTCACGGGCTACCTCCTCTTCTATCTCCCGCTGTACTGCCATAGCGTTACGGGATTTAAAAGGGTTAATCATTGTACCTGTACCTACACCACGCTCCGCCATAGCCTCACGCATGGTGTCTTCAAACTTTATTTGATACGAAGTCAGAGTACTCTTAGCCGCTTCTCTGTAACTCTCAACTGAGTTAATACCAAGGTTAGAGTTGTTATCGAATATAGTATCCGCTACTCGTTTACCTACATCCCCAAACCCACTCATTTCTTTATGGATATTTAGGGATATAGCATCCCCTACCTTCTTGGCCCATCCTTCAGGAGGAGCAGAGGGGACTACAGCCTCGTTTACAACTTTGTTAGATATGTCATCAGGAGCTTTCTTGGTAACCATGGTAGCGCTAGGGCCAGTTCCTTTCATCTTACCGAAGGCTGCACCTAGTGTTGAGTTAATCAGTATCCTACGCAATAACTCCTCATCTGATACTACACCCTCTACCGTATGTCCTATACCTGCAGTGACTCCTCCCATAGTAACCGCTGATGGTACTCTACCTACTCGTATACCAGCAGGAAGTACTAGGTAAGCGGGGTCAAGAAAGGCTGTGAGTAGTGCTGTTTTAGGATTCTCTCCTGATATACTACGTGCTCTCTGTTGATCCTTAACATAGTTGATAGCATAGTCCAGTGATTCCTGGCTGTCAGACATAGACAAGACGTAATCCCTTTCGTCTGAATTCAGGACTACTCCAGCATTCTCTAAATACTCAGTAACATTCTCTACAGGGGTGGTTACCCCAAAGGTAGGTCTCTGGTACCTATCAACTAGCCTTGTTCCATCCCATACCGCAACAGAAGCCCCTATGCTATCCCATAGAGTAGCGTCTTCTTTATCCTGCTCAGCTATGCCTCTAGCTCTATTCTGAATTGACTGCGAGGTGTTTAGAGTCTCATCTGTCACTCTAGCTGATGGGGTAGGGCCTGGGTCTACTCCCCCCTCCCCTACCTGTTCATTAGGGGAGGGTAATTCAGGAACGTCTACCCGTGGCTTACCCGTCACGTAAATAGTAGGCCGTTTACTTTGGTCTAATGATTCCATTACTCCTCCTCTTGATATGCCTCTCAAACCGACTAGGATGCGATTCTAGCGATTTTAGTAGCATAGTGGTACTAAGTATTACCTCACTTAATAAAACATGCTAGAATCGCATTCTCGTAAGTCTAACGCTTTAATGCTTCAATCACTAATGCTGCATAGTGTCTCTTTCTACTGTCTCCAGAATCTTTATAAACTTTAGTCTCGGTTAGGGCTTGTAAAGCTCCCTTACTGTCCCCTGACTGGATAGCAGACAATACCGCATGGTACCCTGGTGCCCTATCTTTAAGATTCCATGAACCAGCTCCACCTTGGTAGTTAATCTCAGCTACAAGCAGCGTACCTGATTCATTAAGGTTGTACCTTTGAGCTACTGGGAGGGCATATAACATAGCCTCATCAGAAGCCTTCTTCAACCCTTCCTCTATCTCATCCGAGGACATTTTACCAGTTCTGTACTCCCCGAAATAAGTATTAGTTGAACTGAGTCCTACTCCACCAGTCACAATAGGCCGTCCCTGCTTGTCCTTCCTACCACCTACATCAGCCTTTATCTCAGATACTACTCCTTCATTCTGTACCAAGTTCTTTCTGAACCTGAACATAGTTGTCTCAGACACTCCTACACCATTCTCCCCATTTACACGGATAGAACCACCTTCCTTGATAGGGTATACTTTACCTGCCCCATACACCTCATCATTGGATTTCCTGATCCTCTCATCCATTCTCCGTATACCTGCTCTAACTTCTATGGGAGATATGACAAACTCTGTTCCTACTGAGGTCCCATCAGGCTTGAACTCCATGGCCATAACGTTAGGCCCATTGTGCCACACATAAAACTTATTGTCTGGAGACTTGGTAGAGAACATCTCCTGCATAGCTACCCCTATCTTGTCCCGTGCATCAGGGCCAACTCCATACAGCTTCTGTATATCAGCATCAGGAGGGACAACATACATCATGTTGCTACCACGTACTGTTCTACGCAATGTATCTGCTTTCGCAGCGTTAATAGCTGCATCAGTTGGAAGGTAAGGTTTCTCTTGAAGTATTCTATCAGCAGCTTGGATAACATCCTGATTGATATTGTACTGTATGTACTGAGTAGCTTCAGAATCTCCCCAGAACTGGGACATACTAGACTCTGCCCTCAACCCTTGATCTACAGCAGCATTAGTACCAGGGATGATGCTCTTCAGTTCTCCCCATGCTGACTCAAGCCAATTACGTGGAGTCAGATCAGAGTTAACCTGATCCCTCACTGCTTTACGGGTAGATTGAGCCAACCCAGCCCTCTTGCTGGGGGAGAGTGCTTTATTCTCGTTGAATGCCTTATTAGCGTTGAACTGCGCTCTCCCTAGGGATTCACCTTGATTCATCCGCTCAGCTATGTCAGCCATATAAGCAGCATTGTCGGGGGACAGTCCCGCAAGCATGGTAGTCAGCTTAACCTGCTTATTCTCCCTAGCTGCTTGGTACACTCCCTCATTGTAGATTCGGAATACCTCTCTATCCGTCTCATTCACTTCCCCCCGCTCATCCCCCTGAGCTTCAGAAGCCAGGCGAACCTTATCGATAGAACTGTTTGAGAGGATACCGGCCTGCTTATACCCTGAAGGTGACTTCTCCCCAGCGAGGATAGACATACCTATCTGGGACTGTAGTGGAACTCCCTGCTTGCTCCACGCCTCTTGCTGCACCTTCCAAGCATCCGTCTCGGTGACTCCTAGCATGTGTAGCCTGTTGGTATCTCCGGAGGTTACTGCTTCCATTATAGATGCGTTCTGGGATTGCTTACTACTCATGCTTAAATAGTCCCCAAGCATCCCTATTGCTTGCTCTTGATTTATAGTCCCGTTAACGGTCATCCTACTCAGGTAGTTCTTCAGCTCCGCATGAGTACCCCCGTAGGCACCGAGACTTAATTGATTCTTAAGGTCAGCTACTTCCGCTTGGTAACCAACATTACGGGCTACCTTGTTACGGTCATATGAACCACGGTATGCTTTACTAAGCTTTATCTGTGATTCCTGAGGGAGATTAGCCAGGACATTATACTGAGTACCGTTAGAGTTGGGAACTGTATTATCCCTGAGGAACTCATACAGTGCCGGATTGTCATTCTCAAGGGAGTACTGAATAGCTTCCTCTGTTAAGGTATTCTTTACATTAGTTGGTAGTGACTCATCCATATTGATACTACCAATCAAAGAACCTGCCGTGCTCTCTACCGTTGCTGCGTATGCGTCCTCAGATAAATCCCCATTGAGATAAGCAGATCGTGCTGCTACCATCCCCTGAAGGGACACTGAATTCTGGGTAGCTATTGCTGCTTTCTTTTGCTCAAGGATATATGCTTGGTGTGCTGACTGCCACGTTTTGATATGTGCCCTATCCCGCAGGTACATCTGACCCATGATTGAGGCTTTCGCCTCTCTAGTCATAGAAGAGAGTAAAGGAGTCATCTCTGCTCTTCTACCGGACAGGTAAGATTTAACCTCTTCCGCTGGCTTCCTGGTTAGCTCAGGTAAATCCTCTCTGAACTTCACGTCCATATCTGCCAGAGCTAACTTACCCTTGGCATCTCTAAAGCCAGCCACTTCCCAATCTTTGGTGAGTGGGTCCCCCTGAATTTCTTCCTCACTCTCATCCATAAGCGCTCGGGATTGACCATCCAGATAGCGCCTCTCTATCTCTGTGTTGAAAGTGTTGATTGCATGTCTACCTACCTGCTCAGATAGTTGATTGAGGAACCTCCCTCGCCAGCCTGCATCACCTGCCATAACTGGAGCACCTGCTCCCCTTGATCCTGCTGTGACCTGCCCGCCCTGAACTTGGCGGGTATCCCTAATACCGAAGTCAACAGGGCGATACGATCTCATAACAATCTCCTAGAATCCTAATATTGAAGATGTGGAACTACCTTTCTCTTGAAGCCCTAACTTCATTTTTTGAGTAGCATAATTACCGGCGAAGGACATTCCAGCACCAACAATAGAGCCCAACAAGTTATCTGTAGTACTGGGACCCATGTACTTGTACTCCCTCTGCTGAGGTGTGCTTAACTCTGTATTCATAACCATAGCATCAAGGCTTCTGTTATAATCCTGCAGGGAAGCGTCATAGTTCTCCTGTAACTGGGTCAACGCTTCATTACTACGCTGCATTATATCACTGGATACTGCATCAACGGAAGCCCCTATGGTTCCGGAATAAGCAGATAGTAGAGAAGCATCCCCTAAGGCACTTACTCCCCCAGCTCTTACACTTGACATCTGCTGAGCTGTCTGCTTCTTATTCAGAGCTAATTGAACTTGTCCTAAGGCAGTAGCGTAAGCATTGCGGATAGATGCCTGTAACCTATCCCTTACTATTTCTTTACTATCCGCTACTTGCTGAGTACGCAACTGCGCCTTGGCCTGCGCTTTCTGAGACTGCTTTTCCATGAAGGACATTGCAGCCTGAATTGCTAACATCTCCAGCATTATCTCCTCCTTATCGGATGATGTGCTCTTACGATATATTCTATAGAGATTATGTTTATCTCACCTGCCGTATCCGTTGACATCTCTACCACCGTGGTACGCGCGTCTGTCCTGCATGGTACTACTGAACTGGCCTCACCTCCGTAAAGCCCTCTACCTAACTCCAACTCCTTGCTGCTCATGTAGAGAGTAGGCACTGTCCCCTCATCCATCCCTGATCTGTCATCAGTAACAGAGATATCAAACTCAGAAGAGCCTCTAGTACCGATTATAATGCGCTGTAGCGTTACTTTACCAGTGTAGATAGGGTTACCGTTGTAGTCCCTATCTATAGGGCCAGGAATAGCTATGGATGACATATAAGGTAATCCAAGTACAGCCGTCCCGTTCTGGAAGCTGGGTACAGTAGTTATTGTACTACCAGATACCTCGAACCCAATAGCCTCCACAGCTAGATTACCTGTAGCCTGAACCAGCCCTATCTTATCCCCGATATCTGGATCGAAGGATAGCATCCAGGCAGGAATAGTTCCTACCCCTGCTGTTATAGCGATGTTCCCATAAATATCAAGGAATGGCCTTCTAGTGCCATCTACTGCCACGTTACCCGCCCTCACATCAATAGCACCTATTACCAGGTAATTGTTCTGGGCGAAGCAGATGCTCATAACGTCCTGGGAGAAGTAGAGTGCTGCTACTGGGTAGGGAAATGACCATGTATGCCATGCCTGCTGCACCTTATTATCCGCATCCCAATGGTATTCATGGATGATTGCTGATGTATCATCCCCAGTAGGGACGAAGGCCGCTATGTTCGCTACACTAGATGCGGCTGCATGGCTGCACCTACCAGGCATATACCGGGGGAGATGCGGAGTTGTGTCTGTTGAGGTATACTGACTATCTGTATAACTACTTGGCAACATCTCAAGTATACCAAAGAAGTTATCAGATCTAGGCTTAGCGTACAGAAGGGTTCTACCTATCGATATCGGGGAGCATGTTGTATCCGCTGAGAAACTAGAGGTTGGTACTACAACTGCTGTAGATGGAGTTACGGCTGCATTTCCTGATGGGACAACAGCCTGATAACTATTACTGAATACAACTAGGTCTTTCTGGAATGGGATACACCACTCGTAAGCTGCTGAACTATTAGTGCTGCTACCCACCTCAATAGGATCAGAGCTGACCACTGAGGTAACGGTGGTACGGAAGAAGTCCCGAGGTTTATTGCTGGCACTCATAGATACCATAGGGCCGGATAAGATAACTAACCTGCCCTGATAGGTACCCATACCTGATATACCATAAGTCATCCACTCATGCTTTGGGTTAGAGTCATCATCTCCAGATGGTCTCCCATTGAAAGCTGTTGTGTTCAACGCCCATGCAGACCCGTTCCAGTATATACTGATTGGAGCGTTGGTTATACCACTAGGGCCTTCGTACGATCCTACTTCTACCCATTCAGTGGTTGAAGCATTATACCTATAGTACTGGTATGTACCGCCTACACCTACCCTTACATTATAACCATCAGCAGCAGGGGGCAGTCTGGCTGGCAAGTCTCCAACAGACCTAGCTGAGGACATCTTACTAACCTGCATGTACTGAGTACCTACTGAGGTGTTAACCCTCAGCGTTCCTGATGGATTAACCACAAACACATAAGGGCCATTTACTTGTAAATTGATGGAAGGTGCAGTACTCACTATACCATTAGCTAATTGTTGGGCTATATACTCAGGAGTAGATACCGCCGCATCACCGGGAGAAGACCCATTAGGGGTCGTATATGTCACGGTGAAGGTAGTACCGCCATACGTAATGGTAACATTATACCCCCTACTGAATGCACCTGCTACCACATAGTAATACCCTATTCTATCCGGGTTAAGACCTACAGCAGCAGTGGATACACTAGGGTTCTTTTCAGTATTGCAGAGGAAGAACTCCTGCCCAACTGAGGCACCTCTTATAGAACGTCTATTCGTAGCCTGTAGATACGCTACAGGACCAAGGGTAGCCTCCTCTACAAGGGAGGAATTCAGTATCTTAATTGTTCCTGCGGTGGTGTTGACCAGTATGTGAATGGGACTACCGCCTACATCCGTAAACCATGCCTGTAGGTTGTCTTTGTTAATACCTGTCCACTGGAATTGCTTCCTGAACTGAACCCCTAATCTACGTCTAACTCCTGTGACAGGATCGGATAGCATGTTATGCTGCGCCGTGGCCTGCCCTGATAGCCTCTCGGAAGGGAGTTGCTGTGATACACCTTGTAGGAAGGCTTTATAAGCCGAAGCATAGGCAGCCATGTTAGCTCCTCATCTGTGAAGTTATTCTATTCCATGTTCCCATACCCTGAGTAGAGTACCGCATTTGTCTCAAGTGTTCGGTAAGTAGTCCATTCCATGCCTCCGCTGCTAGTCCTTTCCACTCCTGCACTTCATTAGTCATATCCAGGTCGGTAACATAAACTTCTGATAGAGAAAAGTACAGCACTGCCCTAGCTGCTGTATCAGGAAGGAATTCAAACTCAACATCCTGAATAACTTTACCCTCTATAGGCGCATCAAACTTATAGGACAAGGTAGTTGGGTTATACAGTCTCTCACCCCTGACTGCTGCCGACAATGGCACTTTAGGGATGAAAGACAAGAAATCTGTTCCTAGGAATATTTCCCCGTCTAGGTTAGGGTGGGCTGTGTATTTAAACTCATTAAACCACCAGCCACGCTGTAATAATGACCTACGCTGCATCTCCATCACTGGTAATATGATAGCCAGTGTTGGGTGCTTTACTTCTAGTGATGTTACAGGACGCTCCCCTAATTTAGGGAGTATCGAATTAACTGCAAACAGTAATTGCATAATACCTCCAGAAAGCTCTAGGAATCGATTTAAGGAACTAAACAGGAGAAAGGTATAGTCTTATATACCCTTCTCCATTAAACCCCCTAGAATCTAATCCTAGCCATTCTAAGGTTAGTCTGTTGCCAGAACTGCTACTGCATCACCACGTAGCAGGCCAACGGTGTACATGGTGTAGCTATCCAGTACGTTGCTGAAGTTCAATTCATCATCCCAGAAACGGCTTTTCATCGGCTGAGCTTCTACTGTTACCAGAGCTTTACGAGGATGGAAGATGACGCAACGTGCTTTAGCCTCAGTTGCATCGAGGTGGAAATTAACCCCTAGAGGGTGATCGGTGATCACAGAAGTGGGGAAGCGTGGAGTCTCGCTAACGCGAATACCATTCATCCATGCAATACGACGCATAGCGAAGTTGTTACCAACACCTTGGCTGCTACCTTGCCAGTCCACGTTCATCAGTTTCTTGTGATCCAACAACACATTGAATGTATCGGGATCAACCAGAGTAACGAACTCAGCCAGGCTACCTCCTAGGTCACGTTTGACAAAAGTTGCCAGTGCTTCCTTATGATTCTTTACCAGAAGCCCCGCAGCAGTCTCATTACCTGCTTCAGTATTGAGGGCTATAGCAGCAGCATAACCAGTCATGGCCTTACGGATACCGTCATTGAAAGCGCCGGATGCTTTCAGGGAAGCGGGAGCAAGCCAGGTACCAGCTTTGATCAGTTGGATAATGTGGCTTTGATCGAACACTTTGGCATGGGCACTACCTTGCTCAGCGCTGTACTGAGCTTTAAAGTCAGGTGCCGTCCAGTCGTCTTGGTAGTCAATTGGATTGCGAGTATAGCTGGTGTACTCTACAGTGATGAGTACTTTCTCGTTAGCAATACGGGTACTGTCAAGAGTATCTCCAGCCTTACGGCCTTTAACCACTGCACCACCAACACGGTCACCACGCCATGTATTGCTTTGTTGACGAACTTGTTTGAATTGAGTTAGTCCGCTGGAACGGAACATACTTTCAACACGGAAGGAACCTTCGATCTGTCCTTCGTATGCCTCCAGATGAATATCCATGTCCGCATCGGTACCAGCCCAATGCGCACGACTCATAGTAGTATTATACGGTGTAGGCATTACTTACTCCTTAGATTGATTTGTTAAGTAAATCTTGAATCTTGCTATCCACTACAGCCCAATAGGCCACAGCCCATCCTTTGCATTCTGAGAACAATACTGCCCAGAACTTTCCTACCTTACCACCATCAAAGCGAGCAGTATCCACAATGACGTTAGCAAAGAACACTACCAGGACGAAGAGAGCTAATATGATCATATTTATCCTTATTGTAAATTAAGACGTTTACCCACTGCACGACGTTGAATCAATGCATTGTACTTATCCCCATAATCAGGATCATTACTATCCAGTTTGAGAATCTCTTGCTGGAACTGCGTTTTATTCAGTCCCTGAGTAGCGTATGGAGCAGACACCGGATCGAACCTGAAACCATCCTTAGGAATCATCCCGCTATTCTTACCAAACTCAGCGACCATCTTAGCCCCAGCTTTAATCAAGTTAGCTTTACCACTGTCCAACATAGTGGCTACTGTAGCCTTGATCTCAGGTGATGCAGATCGGTTAAACACAGCTACTGAGGCATCCCACACTTGCCTACCTCCTACCTCCTGATAGACAGATTGCTCCATGGCCTCTGATTGAGCATTGATCGTGTTGACAATGCCAGCTGCAAGATTAATTAAATGAGGAGCATTCTGACCCGCTTTATCTGTAATATAAGCGATGTCTATCAGGTTAGGATCACCATAGCTGATCGCGTTAGCTAAGGCTCTATCCAAATCCATATCAGGTACGCTGGACTTGAACATAGTAGCCATTGATTTGAGCACTGGATCATCAATGGTATTCACATCAAAGGTATTCAGGCTAGGCCCGAAGTCAACCATAGATGTATTGGGGGTGGATGGTGTGGGAGTGTTAGTGGCTGGAGGTACAGGTACCTTGGTCTGAGCTTTATTCAGTGCCTCGGTGATCATTGCATCTACTTGAGCCTGTGTGAATGTACCTGCCTGAGCCATCCCACCAGGGTTAGCTACCCAGCCAGGTGATTGCCCCTGAAAGGAAGCTCCAGTATGGCTAGGAGGTGGAGTACCTCCATTGGTAATAGGTAGTACATCATTTATATTCTCATCAGCCATTCTTAACCTCCAGTTAACGCTGTTGTGTTGGCTAACACGTCAGCTTGTTGTAATTGCATCTGTGCCTGCTGAGCAGCAGCGGCTGCCTCGGCATTAGCCTTCTGCTCCTCAGGGGTATACATAATCGATGATGGATCAACACTCCTGCCTGATAGAATCACATCTACTATCTTAGCTGGGTTAAGTCGTTTATCCAGCTGGACTATAGGAGCTATTCCTGCTATCTCCTGGGCGGCCAAGAGTAAGTTTTGTACATCCCCCGACCTACCGAGGGCAGGGATCCCTGCTGTAACATCAGGAAGTAATTCTCCCGAAATGATACCCGGTAACGCATCTTCTGATACCTCCAACATAAGGATATAAGCAAGTGGAATCTGAGTGCTAGTACTTAACGCACTATACACCCCTCCTAGCGTGGTTTCTGCTTCCTGAGCTAACATAGCTACTTCCGTAGCCGTCGTTCTCTCACTTTCTCTAATCGCCCCTCCTCCAGTGTACATGAAAGCCACAGAGAGGCGCTGAATTAATTCGTTGATCTGTACGCCTACTATCTGGAGCTTATTAGCCTGACCAGACTCATACGCCTGAATGGCATTAGGATCACCTCTAACCCACTCTCCCGACTCTGCCCTAGCGATAGCATCAACATCAGCCCCGGACGATGGGCCTACTAGGTTAATTACCCGTAGAGTCTCTACAGCATATAAGGAGGATGATCTGGATAATTCTGAAAGCTTAGCGAATCCTCCTGCGAAGTCACCTACAAGTCCACGTCCGTAACTCTCCCCATGGATAAGTGACCACGTAGGAAAGATATACGGACATAACTCAACAGAGTACCTCCCCTCATCACCCACAGGTATACCCCCTACCTCAGTAGTGACTACCATTGTAGGTATATCTTTAACGTACTCTCTTCTAATCCTGGTATAAACCTCTACTACAGCATTAGGGTCATTAAATCTACCTAAGTCTTTCTTCTTGATTTCTTTAACGATGGATTCCGGAAGCGAACTAACTAAGGTGTACTCACGGATAACACAATCCACCACATCCCCTCTACCATCCCGTTTAATAGAGAAGGATTGGAGACCATAGACTGTAATAGTCTTACGCTTGCTATCACGATAGATCACTGCGTTACCAGTGACTATCAGGTGCTTAAGCATTAGTATCAGTGAAGAGTACCCGGAATTCATGAAGAGGTTCTTATTGGCCTCTCGTTCCAATTTAGAGAAGGTTGCACGGAAATCCCCCTCATCACCTGCTTGCTCCTTCATTACCTCTGCAAGCTCTCCACTTGCATCTGCCTTGAAGAATGAGTATTGAGTAGGGAACAGTATTCGAGATAGTTTAGAAGCTAGATTGTTGGTGAGGAGTGCTCCAATTTCTTGGAAGTCAGTCTGTAGAACAGTACGTGTTCCGTTGGAAGTTTGTTGTAGATCGGCCATTAAGGCAGGGAGTGTCCACGTTGCATACTGCATTGCCCGGTCTACCACATAGGTATCCCGGTACTTCTCGAACAGTCCTTTATTGGTAGCCATATCTCCTCCTAGAGATTAATCCCCAGATTAGAAGAAAGCCCAGGTTTACGTTTGTTCGGTCTACTAGCC